TAGTGTTATTTAAGCGTTAATAAAAAGGGGGACCATTAAGATCCCCCAAGTAAATCAGGCAGTACGGCTAGCATCAAGAGCCGGAGAATCGGCCTCAACACCAACGTATGCAGTACGAAGACCTTGAGTCTCCGAGAACACGCCAGAGGCAGCTACAGCAGAGCCACCGAAACGACGCTGAGTCTTAGCGACAGAGCGACGAACAGCATGGTTATCAGACACAGCCAGGTTGCCGTTATCAGCGTAGGTAGTGCCATAAGCGCCAGTGACGGTGCGGGTTGCAAAGTTAGCAACACCAGCCACACCGTTATCACCAGCGGCAACAGAAAGATTAGCCATTGGTTACCTCAGTTGGTATAAGAAACAGTGTCAACACGGAAGGTTGCACTGGTAGTACCAGCAACGCTCAGCACGTCACCAGCACGATAACCATCACCACCAACTGCAACGGTCTGTCCAGTGACAACACCGTCAGTCACAGTAGTGGTAATAGTGCAACCAGACCCGTTGATGTTATCATCGGTAGTTGCTTTGGTACCAGCAGTTTGGCCAGTACCACCAGTCAGTCGAGTCACACTGACAACAGTCCCACCCTCGCGACCGGGTTCAATCGGAGGACGAGGGTAGAACGTTGCACTAGTGGTAACTCCAACGCCGTCAAAAGGTTGAGCAGCCATCGGATATTACCTCTAGTTATCAGGAACGAGCAGACTGCAGTTCGATAGCAGCAGCAGGGTTCAGAGTACCAGCACCCATGGCAAGACGACCAACGATGATGTCACCTTGGTACATGGTACGAACGTCAGAACCAGTGGTCTGCACTTGAGGACCGATAGCTTCCACAACACCCACGGCATCCTTTTGATAGATCAGACCGCAGCTGGTAGAGAAGTCACCAGCGTAGTTGTTGTTCTCACCGTTAACGGCAGAGATGTTACCAGCCAGGAAAGGCAGGTTATTGGAACGCTTGATGTTAATACCAGCGATCTCATAGAGACCCTCACCAGAGTTCATGGAACCCTGAGTGTTACCGAATTCACGGTACAGGATGTTGGTATCAACTTGGCTGATCAGTGCATAGTACTGACGAGGGGACAGCACAGCGGTACGACCTTGCTTAGGCAGGTTCTTTTCATCCATGATGGAAGCAGCCTCGAAGAAAGCATCAACGAGAGCCTGTGCATCATACTCTTTGTTAGCACCAAGTTGGATGATGCTACCGCCGGGCTCAGGACCAGGAGCAGCGGTGATAGGATGAGCTTCACGAGCAGCCTTAGCGATCTGACGGAAGATCTTCTTATCATAAGCTTCGGCCAGAGCATGACCGATCTTAGCAGAGATCTCAGAACGCAGACTATAATGTGCAAGAGTCTCATCGAGATCATACACGAAAGCAGACGACACCAGAAGGTCATCCATCACGATGGTCTTCTCAGCCACCGGAGGGTTATTAGTACCCAGGATAGGAGTGCCAGGCTCGTGATACGCCGCCGTCATACGGCCAGTGAAGATGAACTGAGCAGACTTACCGCCACGGAGTGAACGGCTCATCACGGTTCCTTTTGCGATGCAAGCGCTTTCATACGCTTTCATCATCTCACCAGTAAACAGTTTCAGATAGGTTGCGTACTTGGTATCATAAGCAGTACCAAGAGCAAGAGGGGTCGAAGACGTATTATTAATACGACCGACCGGAGTCACAAGAGTGTTAGCCACGATTAGTAAAGAGAGAGTTGTTGTGTACAGTCTCCCTAAGCGCTTAGGAATTCACATGAATAGGCATGTGCATTCAAATATTAGTCATTGTTGTCTGTCTCTCCAGACCGTCATGGCATGAGGTGCCCGCCGTAGCAGATTCATACCAATAGGAGCCAGGTCCGACTCTGAGGTGCCTGACTCCAACCACATTGCTGTGGATTTCAGCCCGAGTTAGCGGGAACTATCACGGCCAAGCAGCACCACCAGCCTGAACCTTCACACCTTTCGGGCTCAGTTCAGTCAGGGTTTGTGCAGCTTCACCATAAGCAGAAATAAACGCACGGCTACCAGCAGTAGGAGTTACATACTGAACCGTTACCGAAGAGTTCTTCGGATCAAAGGGATTAGCTTTTGCCATTGTTATCCAATAGAAGGGGCTACCAGTGCCACAGGGGTGGTTTCAGCACTGGCAAGGTCAAGAGGGAAGTTGTGAGCATTGCGTTCATGCATTACCTCAAAGCCAAGACCAGCTCGGTTAAGGATATCAGCCCAGGTATTGATCACTTTCCCGTCAGACGAGATAAGAGATTGGTTAAAGTTGAAACCATTAAGATTGAAAGCCATGGTCGAAACGCCCAAAGCAGCAAACCAAATACCAACAACAGGCCAAGCAGCAAGGAAGAAGTGAAGACTACGGCTATTATTGAAAGATGCATATTGGAAGATCAATCGTCCAAAGTATCCATGGGCAGCTACAATGTTGTACGTCTCTTCTTCTTGTCCAAACTTGTAACCATAGTTCTGACTTTCTTGTTCAGTAGTCTCACGCACAAGCGAGGACGTAACCAGCGAACCGTGCATTGCACTGAATAGTGAACCACCGAAAACACCAGCGACACCCAACATATGGAACGGGTGCATGAGGATGTTATGTTCGGCTTGGAACACCAGCATGTAGTTGAACGTACCGCTAATACCCAGCGGCATGGCATCAGAAAAAGACCCTTGCCCGAATGGATAGACAAGAAAGACTGCCGACGCTGCGGCAACAGGAGCTGAATATGCAACACAAATCCACGGCCTCATTCCTAGTCGATAGCTAAGTTCCCACTCTCGTCCCATGTAAGCATAGATGCCAATGAGGAAGTGGAAGACGACGAGCTGGAAAGGACCGCCGTTGTAGAGCCATTCATCAAGTGAATTAGCTTCCCAAATTGGGTAGAAGTGTAGTCCGATGGCATTGCTGCTCGGAACGACGGCTCCCGATATGATGTTGTTTCCATAAAGAAGACTTCCGGCTACAGGTTCGCGGATGCCATCAATGTCAACTGGTGGAGCCGCAATGAATGCAATTACAAAACAAATGGTGGCTGCAAGGAGACAAGGAATCATCAGTGTCCCAAACCAGCCTACATAAAGACGGTTATCTGTGGAGGTTACCCACGTACAAAAAGAGTCCCAAGGATTAACCTGGGACTTAGGGGCTGCGAGTGTAGCAGTCATGATTGAAGTTAGTTTAGTCGAGTTACTTTTACCCGTCCAACTCCAGAGCCAGTGAGACCGATTGCATCAGCCGCACCTTTACTGAGATCTAATCCTCTATTTGAATAGTAAGGACCACGATCATTTACCCTCACAATGGCACACCTCTGGAAACAAACTCTAAGTCGTGTTCCGAAGGGGAGTGTCTTGTGCGCTGCAGTAAGGGATTGTTGATTAAACCGTTCACCATTAGCGGTAAGGCTGCCGTGAAATCCGGGACCATACCAAGAACTAATGACTGACAGAGTAGTTAGAATAGGAATCATAATAATAAAGCGAAGAACTTTAATATTGATTACTCCTCCTAATCCGCCAATACACGCGCAGTATTAGCGGATCTGCCAATACTTAAGGATTACTTTTTCTTAGCAGTCTTAGCAGCTTGTTTGAATTGAGCTGCGGTGGGTGCTCCTTTAGCACCAGGTTTACGCATCTTTTCTCCACTACCTTTAGCGATACGTTCACGCTTGGCATGGATGTTTGCGTAGAGTCCAGGCTTAGCCATTTAGCATTTCCATTTACGAAGGGCTAGTGCTTTACGAGTAGGGCGTCCTTTCTCGTCTTTCATTGGTCCTTTGACACCAGACATTCTAGCACAAAAGGAACGTTTACGGGGACCACCTTCAGGCTGCGGAGCTTTTAGGTTAGATCCGGTTTCTCTGTTGTACTTCTCTCGTCCGGCTTTCGTTAGTCCACCACTACGAGATTTATGTACACCAATTTTAAGGCTAACACTTTTAGCCATTACTTTTTCTTCTTAGGTTTTGACTTACCTGCACTGCTAAGCGCAGCAGCAACAGCTTGCTTCTGAGGATAACCTTCTGACTTCATCTTGCGGATGTTAGCAGAGACAGTCTTATCAGAAGAACCTTTCTTGAGAGGCATTAGAATACTCCAGGGATAATTTGACCTGTTACGATATAAGCGCCAATAGCAGCCACGAAGCCAAGCATAGCCAGGCGACCGTTGAGGAGTTCAGCACGCTCATTGTGGGGGACAGTGTAGTCTTTGTCGGTGTACATGGGTGGTTCTTTAGCGAAGATGTTTTGTTGACCGTATTCGTTATCAGTAATCAAGATTAGACCTCTCAAGTTTAGCAAACACATCCTGTCGATATGCAGGGTCTGTGTCATAGCGAGGATCGCTCATAGCACGAACAACCTCAGCTTGAGAGCGGAATATATCCTTTGTACTAGAAGCAGCTTTACCAGTCAACAACTGACCATCTACACCAACTGCATCTTGATAACGACTGAACAATGCTTCAACAGCAAATGTCATCGCATTCTTATCGCCAGTATCCATCACTGAATCATAGCGATCAATCTCTTTTTGAGTTAGGTTATCAGCAGCCCAGCGCATCATAGAGCCATACTCATCATCACCACCAGCAATGCCACGCAGATCAGACAAATCAGAATCTGTGATGTCTACTTCTTTAGCAGCATTCCCACGCTCAGCCTCAGCACGGTACTCAAGGTACAGCTTAGCAAGATCAGCAGAGCTTAGGTTAGACAACTCTTTGAGAGTATCTTCACTAAACTTACCTTGTAGACCTTCTTCCCAAAGAGCTTCCAGAATATTAGTAGATTCAGAATCTTCTTCCTCTACTTCTTCCTCTTGTTGTTCAGGTGCTTCTTCTTCCTCAGTATTGCGTGAGCTGAACTTCTTTTGCAGTTCAATGTAAGCTTGCTCTAGTTCTTCAGCATCACGAAACTTACCAGCAAGAAGTGCTTCCTGTTCAGCAAGTGCTTTCTCACCAATAGCCAAAGACTCTTGTTCTTCAGCAGTCAGTTCACCTTCTGGTGCTTCATTCGGGTTGTACGTTAGTGTCGTCATAAGAGGTGGCGTGGATTACTTTAAGATTACCGAGACCTACTTTCTCTACATAGCTAGTGCTGCGACCAAGTACAGGTGTACCAATCTTAGCTTTAGGAGCATACTTATTAACAGTAGGCTCAGGTGCTGTAGGTTCAGTGGTCTCGATTACTTCAGGCTCAGCCTTGCGGCGCTGCCGCTTGAGGGATTGGTTGTCCATTTAGTTGTGGATTCTTAGAAGGATCATTTATAGGAGCAGATGCAAGCTGACCTGCCTGCTTAGTCAACTCTAGCTGTTGCTGTTGTTGCATAGCAGCTGCTTGTTCAGCTTGTACTTCTTGCATACTACGGACAAGGTTAAGGACATCTATGCCTTGTGCAGCAGCAAGTCGCTTAATGACCTCTTCAGGGTTTACATAAGTTTGGATAGCTTGTGGTCCCATTGTCTGTGCAATGGTCATCAGGAAAGCACCGAGGCTCTCTCTATCCTGTCCCCTACCAATTGCATTAATACCTGCAACAATGGT